CTCCCCTTATCAGGGAGATCCCTTAACTCACACTGGAGGTTCCATGCAACGATCTAGAATTGACAACGCCGTCGACACAACGGTTACCCACAGAACGATTAATCGTATCTGGCGGGATGGCCAGTTGGTCGACACACGGGAGAGTATCTATACTGACACTATCCCGGGCACTGTTAAAACTAGCACTATTACATGGGATGGGAATGGTAAGCGACAGTTCCACAACTGCCACCACGTAAGAACCGGTACTGAACGGTTCTACGGGCCGGCGGACTGGGGCTACTCTGCAAATGCGACTGCATATGCAGGTTCCACTCCCCACTACTACCATACACATTGGCAGGGTGCGCTAGGGACTTATGATCGCCTCTGGTACACTGAAGACCAGAGGGATCTGCCCCTTCCATCACTTCCAGATCATCCCGAGCAATTGCTCGATTGGTCTAAGGCGATGGAGCGACTCCTCGATGACGCGTACGGCTTAATGCCGGACGATACGTCTATCGGTATCAACGTCGCCGAGTTTGCCCAGTTGAAAAACCTTGTGCCATCGCTGGCCAAGAATATCAACGGGATCCTGCGCTTTATTCGGCGTAATGGGAATAAAACCATTACGCGCTGGAAGTATCTAAAAGATAAGTCCGGTAAGAATATAGCGTGGACTGGCGTACGTGAACGTGTGAAGTTGAATTCACTACGTTGGTGTCTCCGCGACCTTGCGGGGGCTCATCTAGCGGTATCATTCGGAGCGTTACCTCTTGCCGATGATCTCGGCAACTGGCTTGGGAAGTATTTCCAAGTCAGGGCGCATCTTGAATGGTATAAGCGGTTGCTGAACGGAAAGCTGCATCGAGTTAATGCAGCTACTCCGGTAGTGACCACTAAAAGTGAATCTCCAAAAGGGAACGCTCAGTGGAATTGTGGTCCAGGCGGCGCACACTGGGAATATACTGCTAAATACTGTCAAGAACTGACAGTATCTGGCAATCTCAGTGCTTACGTCCGCGTGCACCCCAAGTCCGAGACCGCGCAAGCGAACGCGGTTCTGTCCCAGATTTTGGGCTTAAACGTTCCTCTTCAGATAGCGTGGGACTTAGTCCCATTCTCATTCGTCGCCGACTGGTTCTTTCCTGTGAAGGAATTGATCCAAAAGGCAGAGCCCCGTCGAGCTCTAGGAGGAATCGCTTCCTCCATCGAGATTCGACAACATTGGCACTCCTTCAAAGTGGAGGCCAAGACCTGGTCTGAGTGGCAGGGGACGTATGTCCCCACCGGTCAGGAAGGTAGGGCTTCTGGTAAATGGGAGGGGAAGAAATTTACTAATTTCTCCCGCTCATATACACGGCGAATGTTGTGGCCTGCTTTTAATGTGTTGCCAAAGATGCATTCGCATTATGGCATAAAGCAGGTGCTAATATCTGGATCTCTGCTAGTGCAGAAGATCTTTGGACGGAAGAAGCCTTGAGCTCTTCCTTTATTCACCTGTAGCACCTTTGGTGTTACTCAACCCATCTATCGATAGATAGAAAGGAGATAACTATGCTCGATTCTTTCAAAGCACAGTTGGCGTTCCCGACCGCTGCAGCCTATGCAAAGGCTACAACGTATGATGCTGTAAAGCGCGGTTCTTCAATGAACTCAGCGGTTTACATCATTGATCCCGCGACCGTCGCCACCGCCGGTTTGGTTGGTGTCGACGAATTCCGTCATACCGTGGCACAGACCAGGAGAAATCCTGGTCAGTCTGGGTCTGAACGAATTCAGGTCCTGACTCAATTGGTGTGTCTCGATATCAACGGCCGCCCGCACGTTTGGTCGTTTAATGGTACTATTACCAAGCCGAATCACTTCGTACCCCCTACAGGGGTCGCAGTGGACTCGGCCGCCAATGTGAAGGCGGTAGTCGCGTGTAATGTCGGCTACATCTTGAACCCCACCGACTCGACCACGGCTGGCACGCAAGATGATGTTACTGAAAAGTTCATCATCGGCGTCATGCCGTAGGATGGGAGTCGAATATGGCTACCCTCGTCCCGAATCGGGACATTATGCTCCAGATCTACTGGTCCGCTTGGAAACGAGCGAACGAGGAATATCTGGCAGCCAGGCTAGCATATGACTTGAAAGTCCAACAGCACGTGCGTGCCAATGAGGCACTCCGCAATACCTTTCTGTTAAAGAAAGCTAATGTGAAGGTCGCAACGGACGCATATTACTCTTACCTTAACGATGGTAAGCCAGTAACCTTGACTCGGAAGGAAGAGAGCGCATTGTTCTCTCCCGATGATATCAAGCGGCTGAAGGCTATCGCAAAAGCGAAGACAAGTCAGGCTCAAGAAAAATAATTTACCCTTAACCTTCAACTCCACCTTGGGTGGAAGGAGTTAACCTATGGCATATTGTGCACATAGTTCCATCGCCGCGCTTCTGCGCGGTTATCGCGCTCATGCTCTCGGTGCAACAATGCATCGAATTGGCATTGAGTTCTACCCTCATAGCTTGGCAAAAGATGTCAAGATTATGGAGGCAGTCGACCAGATCGACGCCTACCTTGTCAAAATTGATGACTTGGTGAGGCAGCTCTGCGGAGTTGGGTCGCAAGCATGTTTGCTTGCCATCCTTGCTCTTGCAGACGCTTCCGATTGTGTCGGCGGTAATCTCAAGAAGCTGGACCCAGACCGCTTCTCGCGAAGGACATCCAATAAGTACATGTCACTAGTCTTCTACTGCCTAGATCAACGAATCATTGATCTTGTGCGTGCAGACGACTGTGTGTACACGGACTATGTTGAATACCTTTTCGCGATTGCGGACTGGTATCTTAGTGTTCTCAAGACGATAAAGGTCTGGATAAATATGTAGAAGATCGTAAGATCTTACTTACGTCAACCTACTCAGATTGATGCCTCTTAAATGGGGCAAAGGAGCAATCATGATTGAATCGATCCGGAAATCACTAGCCTGTGATTTCAGGAACATCCAAACTCGATTGGGTCATGCATCGCGAGCCAGTATCGACGAAGTATTCCAAATGATTAGGAATCTTCCCCTTACTGACCTTGCGTGCCTGTACAAGGACTATGCTAAGCAGCTTTGTTCTTGTCCAAGCGCCGGGGAGGTAGCCCATCTGGGCGACCTCGAATTCATCACTGCGGGGGACCCTGTAGCAATACAGAGTCTCAAGCAAGCGATCGGATTCTTTTCCCGGTTGCATGCGAATGTCGACCAAGAGACGCAGCTCTCCCAATTGCGCGAGACCGCGGTACGGTTTGAATCCGATGTGGATTTAAATCTTACGGCCGTTGAACTCGAGCATGCCCGGTATTTTATCCGACGCATGATCGGTCAACGGCCACCCGATGTGCGAAATCTTCGATTTCGCCACGGGCCCGGTGCCGTTGCAACGAGAGAGAAGGGCGCTGAGAAGTTATACTTCAAGCAGACGTTCATGAAAGTGGACGCCTACTTGGGTTACGACTCAGAGACTCTATTGCGTCTCCCCCATCAGCCGTTAAGGGCTCTTGAGCGCACAGATCCGATCACACGTGTGATCGCTGTGCCAAAGGATGCTCTTAAGATACGGACAATCTCTTGTGAACCGCTTACCATGCAGTTCTTTCAACAAGGACTCATGGATGAGCTATACAGGCGTATGTTCCGTCGGCCTGGGAATCACTTCCCATTTGAGGACCAGGCAAGGGCTTTACACCTTGCCCGCCTCGGATCCGAGTGTACCAGCTGGGGTCGGAGTGCACAACCGTGCACTATTGACCTATCCAACGCGTCTGACGATGTTAAAGTAAAACATGTCGAGGCGTTGTTTCCCGCTGAATGGGCAGAATGTCTACTCGCATTTAGAAGCGAGGAGGCATGGTTTCCTAAATTGGACCATGTTTCCGTTCTAAAAACGTTTGCGCCTATGGGCGCAGCGACATGCTTCCCTGTCGAATCTTTGGTATTCGCTTCGCTGCGTTATGCTGCGGAGCGGACCATTGGTAGACGGGTTGCAGGGGCAGACTGGACGCAAGTTGGGGATGATACTATCACCCCTGCGTTCACCTTCCCTGCAGTATGCGACCTGTACACACGTGCAGGATTCCATCTCAATGTGAGCAAGAGTTGCGGCCCTGAGGTTCGCTTTCGCGAATCGTGTGGCGGCGAATTTTTCGAAGGCGTGGACGTATCAATTGTACGTCCACGTTTACTTCCGAAATTCGGTGCCTTTCACGCCACTGCACCGACGGTGCAGTTGGTCTCGGCCCTCAACTCTAGGGAGTTCCGACAGACGTCGCAGCTTATCGCTAACACTATACGTGGGCCAGTTGCCATTGGCAACGGGCCAGCTTACGCCCCTGCAGGGTATCACTACCCTTGCATCGGCCGTAAGCGGTATAACGTAAAGTGGCAGCGCTGGGAGCAGCAGACCATGGTAGAAATACCCTGGGGTGGCGTTCTCTTAAGCGACGTGGAGGGATGGGAACCGCTTTATAATTGGTTCACATCTCACTGGCGGTCCGAAACCCGATTCAGTAACGGGCGAACAAAGTCTGTTCGCACTTGGTTACCATGCCAAGTCTCGGACGCGTAAGCGTCCGTCGGGACTGAAGGGATATCTTGCGTTATGCAGATATCGACAGCCTGGTACCATAGGTACCGGGGCCTGTCAGGGGACGCTGATCCTGCCTATAGGCTTCAAGAGAGGGTCTATTGATGAAGTAATCTACTTCTATCTTTATTCCTTTTCTCTTCCTTTTTCAAGGTGCCCAGCCCATTTTGCTGGGCTGGTAGAGGCGTAATAGGCTGGGGCTCAGCG